TGGCAAGACAGAATTTATGTTTCGCGTTCTGGATCAAAACGGCGAAGTTTTGAAAGTTGCAGTGACTGAAGAAGAGTGCGCAGCATGGATCGCTGCACAGTAGAAAGAATGGCGGAGATAGTCGCCATCGCCGGTATCAGGATGCATGCAGCGGCACATCATCCTAATATCCAATACGCAGAAATACTTTTTATGACACCAGAAGAAGCTTGCGAGTTTTTGCAACTTAGATTGATGCTGCCGTCAGCAGGACAAGAATGTGAAGCGGCGCGTATGCGCATACAAGCAAAAATAGCAGCAAGGAAATTAACCGGCCCTTCGGCCCCAAACCTCTCAACTAGATAGATGGAGATGGAAATGTACGTACCACCAAAAAATGACAACACAATCATGGCTGCTATCCGAGCAGCCAATATGGGCCAACTGCAAAGCGCATCGGCCAAATTTCGTGAGGCAGCAAACCAGTATCGCAACCCGGCTGAGAAGGAAGAATTACGTCGCGCTGCTGATCGCCTGGATCGCATCCGCTTTTCCGATTAACCCTACCTGATAGATGGAGAGCGAGATGAGGGCTGATTTACTGGATATGGATTACATCAACAGCCTAGTGTTACCGCTTTGGGATGATGGCTGGCCTGTTCACGATATCGAAGTTCAAACTGGCTTGTACCGCATAGATGTGTGCGGGCTGCTGGAAGTCAGAAATATTCGCGACTGCATCAGCATGAAAGATGCTAATGGGAAATTTGTTTATGTCGGAGATTTGCATGTTGACCCAGAAATGTGGGAAGAGCGTAATTTAAATTAGTTTTAACTATCAACACGATAGAAAAATGCAATTAGCAATTTGATGTTCGGTAGCCCATAATCAACTCATCGAATCAAACAACGCAACGGAGAGAAAAATGACTGAATGGCACAAACTGCACATCACTGACAAAACAGGTAAAGAGTTTTTCAAAGTGACAGCAAGCCCAATGTCTACTCCTTCGGAAATCAAGAATTTTCAGCAACATATCAAGGCAGCACAAAAGCATCCTGGCGCTTATAAGTTTTTGGATGTGGGAACGATGGTTGTGATGCTGGATGGCAGTGTGTACGGCGCGGAAACTGAATTTGATTATGATGCGCTGTTGGAAGAATTGGAAATGTAATTTGTTGACTACCCCAGCAAACCGTGGGGCGAATAACGGAAGCAGCCAAGGCTCCTGACCTCCTCAAGGTAAGACTTCACAGGGGTGACTTGGCAGATGTTGTGGTAGAGTTATATGGACAATTTCTTTTTGATATTACAAAAAATAGGAGATCGCTATGCGACAGAGTAAATTCAACTAAATAATGGATGCCGACTGGTTTATATATATTGAGATTAAATCTCAGTTTTTTGGTTTAATTTTTGGCAAGAGAGCGAAAGCAGCTATAGTGCTTCGGCGGGGCGGTGCCGCATGGATTGAAGTGGGAAAGAGCAGCGAGGAAGTACCACATATACTCAGCATGAGTTCGAGCGCCATTCAAAATGGTAGATAGGGTTTGCCCTATGCTGAACAGGCAACAGTGCATAAAATCGGTGGTGACCAGCCGGGAGAGTAGCGGCAAGATTTGAAGTAGAGCAGACCAATGCGAAACTCTGCGCGACCAGCAGTCTGAGAAGCTGCCCCGTAAGGGAGAGTGACAGCCGGAAAGTACGGCAATGAATTTTTCCATGTGGATGAATTTGAATATCAAGGAATGTAGCGACAAGCTCCACACGAGTAAGCTACCCTAAGTAAGCTAGTGATATCGTGTTATGAGAACGCCTGGAATCCGTAGCTTATAGAACGGCGTGACTGATGGAGAGACATCATTTAATTCAAAACGAAAGGAATAAAAATGACATCTACAGTAAAAGTAACCGCGCATTGTGCAGCAACAAAACATGTTGAAGTCCGGGTATTTGAGGAAAGTAATGTACCTATGGTAGAGGATAAAAGGATTGAAGAGTTCTTTTTGAACAATGAAGAAACAAAAGAAGTTTATATTTACGATAACCGATATGTGGTTACTCGGGAATTGGAAAAGTAATTTTAGAATCCAACGCGACACCTGCCGGGCTGTGATGGCGTAATGAGTGGTGTGACCTAGCGAGAGTGCTATTTGTGTTATGAATTCATGGGCGGCGTGGAAGGACACGCTAAGCAAGGTGGGCGGAAACAGAGTCTAGGGTGCTTAACCAACCTGAAGACGATAAAGGAGGTCTAACCAACTCGTTAAAAAGGGGTTCCGCAACTGGTTGGTAGTGCTATGACCACCATAGCATGAGCTGGTATCAAGCCCAGCCCCATGAATTGATAGCACAATGCGCAGTGATGATGCGATCGGGTAACAGGATTGTGTATAGACCGCACATAAACAGGGATCATCTCCGGTGTGCTATCAAACTCCGCCTGTAAAGCGGTTTATCTCAGAGAGATACGACTGACTGCCGTAAGCAGTCACCTAATGCATGCTGATTGGATGGACAGAATTTTGAGCCGCAGGTTCGATCACGATAAGGTACAGTCAGCAGTCGTTAGGTGAATGCGTAGGCGATACGCGTGGGAGCAATTACCCAAGCAGCGCACCTGACTTGTAATCAGGCGAACGCGACAGATAACACATTGATATTGCCATCGTGCCTTTGTGCTGGCTATGCCGGGATCGCATCCGGCCACCTATTCAACAGGAGAAGATATGTTATTTCTTATCAAGTTTATACTGAGTGCATTGATTGTATTTTTGATGATGATCGGCATATCGCATGTAATCAATATAGCGATCAATCGCCATGTTGCCAAGGTTGAGGCTGCTGATGCTCAGGTCGTCAAAGATGCTCATGATAGATTGATGGCAAAGTTTGATGGGATTCTCAATTTTCAGGGTAAATAATTTTAAAAGGTTATAATCATGCTAAACCTCATCGGCCCCGCTGGAATTGGTTGTTTAATCTTTTTTACTGTCGCAATCACCTATGTCTTTGTTAGAAAGTGACCTGCAAGCAGCGCTGATAACGTGGAAGAATACGTTGGTGCGCATATATCCATCATTGGAATGGTTTCACGCAGTGCCAAACGGTGGAAAGCGTGACAGTCGGGAAGCGCAGGGATTGAAGGGCCAAGGCGTTACGGCCGGCATCCTTGATTTGGCATTGGACGTTGCCAGAGGTGGATTCCACGGCTTCAAATTGGAATTAAAGAAGCCTGGCGGCAAATGCGCAAAGCCAAGTAAAGAGCAAGAAAAGTATATTGAGTTTGTAACTGCCGAAGGTTATTTTTGTGCTGTATCGAATGACTTCGTTGAATGCAAATCCCTAGTTTTAGATTATTTGGAAGGTAGGTTGGTACGTGTCTTTAACGCCTAAACAGGAAGCTTTTGCTTCAGCATACATTGAGACCGGCAACGCTTCAGAAGCGTATCGCCGGTCTTATAACGCTGGAAAGATGAATACAAATGCTTTGGCTGTTAATGCATCGCGTCTTCTCGATAACGCTAATGTCGCACTAAGGATTGAAGAACTGCAAAAAGCCATAATTGTCAAGCACAATATTACTATTGAAAGCATTTTGGCAGAGTTAGAAGAAGCCCGTCAATTGGCTATGGAAACAGGCAAAGCAGGCCCGGCAGTTCAAGCAAGCATGGGCAAGGCTAAGTTGGTCGGCCTGGACAAGCAAATCATTGACCACACATCAAGCGATGGCACTATGTCGCCAAAAGGCGCAAGCCTAGACGACTTCTATGTACAAGCTAAACCCCGCTCTTAGAGATTTCTGGACAACCCGCAAGCCTTACAAACTTTTAAAGGGCGGTCGGTTCTCATCAAAGACGCAAGATGCCGCCGGCATGGCTGCATATCTCACGCGCAATTTTTCAATCAAGTTTCTCTGCATACGTCAATTCCAAAATCGCATTGCTGATTCGGTCTATACAGTCATCAAGCAAAAGATTGAAGAGGCAGGATGGCGCGATGAATTCGATATTGGCGTTTCGACTATTAGACATAAGCGCACCGGTTCTGAGTTCCTGTTCTATGGCATTGCCCGTAACTTGGAAGACATTAAGGGTACGGAAGGCGTGGATATTTGCTGGATCGAAGAGGGCGAAGGACTGACCGAAGAACAATGGTCTGTCATTGACCCAACTATCCGTAAAGAGGGTGCGGAGATTTGGGTATTGTGGAATCCGCAATTGGTAACTGACTTTGTGCAAAAGAAATTGCCTATGTTGCTAGGCGATGATTGCATCATGCGTCATATCAACTATGACGAAAATCCTTATCTATCCGATACAGCACGCCAAAAGGCCGAACGCCTAAAACTGGCAGACCCTGATGCCTATAGGCATATCTATCGGGGCTTCCCGTTGTCCAGTGATGAGATGTCCATCATCAAACACAAATGGATTGAGGCGGCTATTGATGCTCACTTGAACATTGAGGGCTTCCCGATGGGCGGCGGTCGCTTTGGTGGCTTTGACGTATCTGGGGGTGTGGAGGGCGATGTACTTGCCCCGAAAGAGAATGATCCTAACGCCTATATATGGCGGCATGGGTGCGTTGTTATGGGCGCTGTTGAATGGCAAGATGAGAACCCAAACAAGGCTGCTGATTTTGCTTATGGCTTGGCGGTGCGCGACAAATTAAGTTTGCTTAGTTCCGATGATATCGGTGTTGGAGCATCTGTGCCAGGCGAATTACGCCGGTTGCAAGAGGTTGCTATTGTTGTCAATCATAAATCACATCGTATGCGCTTTGAAGGCTGGACGGCATCCGAGTCGCCTAATGAGCCTGAAGCAGAATATCAGCCCGGCAAGACCAATCATGATATGTGGGCGAATAAGAAAGC